GAGCATGATGTTTGTATCCTTCTTTATCTTTTCCAAAAGACATGGCTTGAATTGTATAATTAGAAGTATCCAAAATAGAAGATGCTGATGCAACTCCAGATAAGCTGGGGGTAGTCGTCAACATATCGACAATAATCTCACCACCCCCATCAACTATGAGGTTATTATCTTCTAGTACAAGTTTTTGATTCTTGGAACCAAAGTCTGTATACAATTCTATTTTGCCTTTTATTTTCATTAATTTACTATATCCATTGAAGTTAAATTATTAAAATTAGCCGCTCTTGTATAATTATAGTACTCTGGCTGCTGTCTATAACTCAGCCTACTTCCTCCGCTTACTCCAAAAAATTCTGCCGTGGAGGCTGGTACCCTTGAAGCATATGGAGAATAATGATTTACCCCTACAAGAGAATTGAAGAAATTAAATATTACTCTAACATCTTCTGAAGTATAAGTATCTTTTGCTGCATTCATAAATGTTCTAAAATGAAGAGGATTATTATCTCCGCTAACATCATATGTGACCTTTTCCTTTAATGTCATATCAGTTAATCCTATATGATCAATAATAACATACTTATTTTTATTCTCGGACGCTGGGACCATAAAAAATTCAATTATATAATTTTGATCCTTGGTATGTACATTTGGCGGGTGACTGGTCCATTCATACACACTTTTATTAAAACGGTTAGTAAGATTCGAAGAAGGCTTAGAAGGCCTAGATATAAAATTACTACCATAGAGTTCATCCGCTAATTCGCGTCTTTCTAATCCTTCATTAATTGAATGAAAATCAACGTGCATAGTATAATAATCATCTTCACCTAATTCTGAAATGATTGAAGGATTGCTAGATGGAGCTATCTCTTTAGCAGCAGCACATAAAGAAGGTTTTCCAAATTTAGGACCCGATGGAGGTGAGCCTGCTTTAGTAGGACTTACATAATAATGAGACAACTTATTCAAAATAAGTTTTTCACTTATAGCAGAAGCATTGTGTTCTTCCCATTTATTATTAGTAGTATATGACCAGAATTTCCCATCCTCAATTTCTGTATGTATCCAAGTACCTACCTTAACTCCTCCAAAGAAAGAGCCATCTTCTACCCCGCCCGCATGACGCACACTTAATCTATATTTATGATCTGGGGTCAATACGTTATCGTCCCTTGGGTAAAAGGTAGAGTAAGATCGTAGCCCGCTAGCTTCTTTCAAAGAAAAGCGTAATCGTGAAAGACCTTGAACTGATTTTAATTTAATTAAAGGATTTTGAATATAATACTTATTCCCACTATTTTCAGCATTTTTATTCGAAATATTATATAATGTGAAACTATTCTCTGGGGCTCCTCCACTGACATGAATAAAATCTATACCACTTAATACATTTCTATTCCTTACCTCCATTGAACTAACAACCCCTCCTGATGGGGAAAATACAGAAGAAGCTATTAGACCAGCAGTAACAGCATAACTACCCCCTCCAATAGTTGGATCTGCTCCAGTCCAATTTCCTCCTGGTTCTAAAATTCCAGAAAATGCAAGACTTTGAAGAGTTAAAGAAGACACAGTTTGAGTCGATGAAGCAACTAAAGATAACCCATGGGGATTAGTAGAAGTTTTATGATAAACGCTAGAGGGACCAAGGACATCAAACTTTCCATTAAACAATCCAGATCCGTATAAATGCCCATGAATCAAAGGACCATCAAGCTCATAAATACTTTTACTTAAAGGATGCCTGTTAAATTCCTTTGTGTACGTGTCATAAACTTGATGCAATCCTCTTTCAAATTTGAAATTATGATAATCCTCTATAGAATTTGGGAACCATCCATTAGACTCGGTAGAACTATTAGCAAAATTTAATTCAGGGGTATATTGAGAATTAATAGTGGCAAAATTATTAAAATTAGAACTTACATAGTAAGAAGCTTTCGCTAATTTACGCCTCTCTTGTATTCTATGCATCGTAGATATAATTTCTGCTAATTGCTCTCTATCCACATAATTGTCTACAGCATTTAAATGTTGTGAATGTTTATTATTAGATCCTAGGGAGCTTAATCCCCTACACGGAAAAGTCGAAGATGTCACTACTCCCGAAAAAATGTTAGGAGACTTTAATCCTTCACATTTTTTATAGACTTCTGGCAAATTCGTATAATCATCAATTGGAGCGAAATATCCTGCCGATGCGATATATCCTAAAGGCAAAAATCCAAAGCCAGACCCCTCATTGGTATTAGAAAATAAATGCTCATATACACCACCCGCACCGTTTGTCCCTCCTACGTAACTAAATTCAACTGTAGAAGGATCCCAAGAAATTGGCATATTAAATCCAGTACGATCATAATATCCCTTTGCAGGTAGCAAAGATCTATAATTTCGTCTCCTAAACGTATTTCTAGGAGCCTTAACAATTCCACCTCCAGCAATTACGCTCGCATTTTCATGAGCAGGTACTTTTGCCACAATTAAACCACTATTAATTAAATGCAGTTTATTGACATTTTCCCTTTTCATTTCCCTATACCCTGGGGAATTAGAGCCGCCCCTTCGAAGACCTCCATAATGGAAAGCGGACACGCCTGCTCCTGCTAATGCTACCGGATAATTACTTTTGAGAGATCCTAAGGTAGGCAAAGGCGACTCGCTTAATGCAAACCCAGACCCGGCATAGTTTTCTATAGGATTTGGATTAATGGTCCATTTAGGCGTAGCAGATACAACATAGTCATCAAGGCCAGAAGTTTCAAGTCTAGACTCTGGTATTGCATGAGCAGGAGAAAAATCCTTAGCCATTTTAGCCGCATACATAGGGGCATATTTTGAATCATGTGTAAATGTATTTTTTGAAAAATCAAAACTATCAGCAGCCATTATAAATTTAAAATGAGATGATTTGCTATTCCACGCACCAAATACATTAAGATTATTAGAAATTGGATTTTGCAGAAGGCTTGATAAGTTTGGAGCTATATTTGAAGAAGAAGTAAGCATCACCCATCCGTTATTATCTCTAACACTGTCATCTACCCTAAGGGAATTATCCTTGATGTACTCCTTTATAGTGTTAGCAAAACCCTCAGAAACCCCAAAACAAACTAATAAGTCTCCTAAATCCTCAATAAAATTGTCAGTTAATTCACATTGAGAGTAATAATTAACCTTTTCCCAAGGAGGAATAGGAAAGTCTCTATTTCTATAATTAAATACAAATTCTGGATCTTCCACATAAATGCTCATCCCTGGAACTATAGGACCTACCGATATAGAGGCAGAAAGAGCAAGAGACGATGCAGGTAATGTACCAGGTAAAACCTGTATTGGAAAATTCTTTCCTCCCAATATGAATAATGTAGGATGCAGAGCTAATAAATATAACAATATGTGGTCAATTGCATACCTAATATTCTCATCCATACTAGTAAGAGAATGTCCTACTCTATTACCTGACGGTCCACTTACTGATACTCCCTTGCTAGATGCTACAGTAGCAGTCCAAGTAGTGAAATCTTTAAATAATGAAGATTCCGTTGCTAAAGCATAGTATATGAGATTAGGTATATAAGATTCCCACAACTCATAAATGTTTGACGATACATCGAAAACATCCTTTGCAAATAATCCGTTTACTGCTTGTTGAATTGATTCTTTAGTCCCTGCCTTTTTATAAAGACTGACCGCATTTTTAAGCTGAAGTCTTTTCTTAGCATCATCTGTGCCGTATAGTCTCCATCCTATCAAATCTCCTATATAAGCTAAATATTCTGCTGGGCAATCATCAATATCATATAATAAATTTAACCGTTCCGCTTCATCCAATCTATCAAACATAGAATACGAAAAAGCTTTTAAAAGACGATGAAGAGGCCCTTTAACTTCCAAAGAGGTTAAAGTTGTTCCGTTATCTATATAATCTTGAAAAGTGTCCTTAACTTTAGTATCCTGAATGTTGGCTTCTTGCGGGGAATAAATAACATTAATCATTGCCTCCGCATTTCTCAAAGGAAGTTCCCCGGACGTACTATTGCTTGATAATCCAGCATCAAGAACCCCAGATGGTAGGAAATCATCAGCTAGTAAGTTATGATCTTGCCAACCTCCACAAGTCTCATAATTTAAATATATAAATTTGGTTAAAAGCTTTAACGCATCTTCTAGATAAATGGTCTTTCCTGCGTAAATATTTTTAACTAGTAAATCAGCAACCATAGAGGATGGTTGATATGCGTATCCCGCAGTACCATATCCAGGAGCCGCGTTTCCGCTCAAATTAAGAAAATATAACCAAGATAAAGAATTTATTAAATGAATATGAGTATCTTCCGCAGTACTAGCATAAGCTGCTTTAGTTCTAGTAAGACTATCAGAAACTGCATAATTGCATATAGACGAAAGAAACGGGGAGGTGGGACCCGCTAAGAAATTATAAAACTCAGAACTAGAACCAAAATCTGCTAAGGTTTTCTCAACAGGAATCAATATGTCTCTTTCGAAACTTTGCGGAGTGATTTTCGTATTATTATTTTGAGATATAAAGTACTGAGACGCTCCGTTAAGTTGTCCAATACTGGAATAAGCTGTGTCAGGCACACTAGACACATACGCCACACCACTAGTGGGATCTGACATCAACCCAGCTATTCTAAGATGGGTATTAATAACTTCATCTACTTTATTTGTTTCAAAACCACTTGCAGTGATCTCATCTTGTTTATAAACCTCAGGAAGTATTAGCTCTATAGCATCAATATAATTTCGTTTGTAATAATTCCTAGGTGAAGGATTGTTAGGATTAATTCTTGGAGATACCATTTTAAATCGTTATAATATTAACTGTTAAATTATTTAATTGAGTAATTTCATTGTGTTCAAGTGTTACTACGTCTGGTAAATTATCTATAGTAACAAATCTAACTTTATCAATCTCATGAATTCGTCTAACCAGATCTTGTTTATATAAATCTTGACCAAACTCTCTATTGTCTACAAAGAAATAACTAAATACCACATCCCTAACCAACGCTTTAATAGTAGGCTCTTCTCTTTTAAATTCTTTATCTATTCTTACAGTAGTAATTAAATCAAAAGTTCTTATCAATCCATCTACTACAACTAATTCATCAGTCAACATTTTCTTTTTATTCATCGCATCAAGCAAAGAAGTTTTATATTCAGGAGTGGCTCTTCGTAACTGTAAATCACTAGCTTTCTCCAATACATAAACATCAATTATATTCGCGGTGCCAAAAGCTTCCCGAACTACCGCAGTGGCCTTTCCGGCAGAGCCATAGGAACTTATGTGGGTGCTAGCAAAAACTATAAAATCTTCTAACCTAACCAACCTGTCTTGGCTTCTAAAAGTTAAAGGGGCAAATCTTTTAGCATGTGCGACAGTTTCAGCGTCTGCCCCTCCGGTCCCTATTGAAATATTAGTAAGAGTTCCTGCGTAAGTTACTGGCGTTTCTGTTATTGTTCCTATAACAGAAGCATTGATTACACCCCTCTTTATATTCCCTCTAGATCCTCCTCCTACCCTGTAAGTAACAGTGTAAGTATCACCAATAGATGGAGATTGCCCTATTATATTATCACCAAAAACAATGGTGCCTCTATAATTATCATCTAGTATCATCTGAAATATTTTATGATCAGTACCAGATGCCATAAATAAATTATCAACTTCTTCAAACACGCCTTGTGTAACACTAACCCCGTCTGTATAAACATCTACGCTTCCCTCAACTACAGGGGAATGGGTAAGATTTATAGTTTTAACTAATTCCGTAGAAGTAAAAGTCCCTGTTTGTTTAACCAAAGAACCTTCTAACAAAACTAGATTAGAGTGAATACCTTTTAAAGAACCAGTAGACTCTCCTTCACTAAGAGACAGATTACCAGTATTATTAGCTAAATCAACTTGACCATTACTTAACACTTTATATAAGGTAAACGAAAGATTCTCTCCATCCTCAGGAGAAGCCATGGTCAAAACCCTATTCTCTGGAGTTATAACTATGTTTCCTGCTGACAAAGGATTTCCCGCTGTCCAGGGCCATGTAATTTGTGCATTCGCAGCCGAGGAAATTGGGCCTTTCATTCTAACTCCTACAAGCTCTAATAACTTTTTAACGTTTCTCCTCAACTTAGCGGTACGTAAATAATTCTCATTCGCTAACATATCCGCTTTTAAAGAAAATACAGAACCCATATAAGCAACGAGTTCTATTAGCATTATCCCCAAATCGGACTCAGAAAAATTTTCATAATCCAGAGGATAAACAGCCTTTATATATCCAATCAAAGAATCTCTTATTGACAAAAAATCAGTAGCAGTGAAATCTATTACTGAAGGCTTCTTATCTAATGTAACTATTACATCTTTTAAAAAATCAGATTTTACTTCGCCTGTGAATACCATTATCCTATTCTAACCCCTACTTCGAAAGTAGTGCTTTCAATTTCTTTAACTTGTACACTTAATTTAATTTGCATAGCTTGTAACCCTTCTGCACCATATTCATTCAGAGGATAAACTCCTAACTTTAAAACTTTAACCTCTCTAGCATATCTAGCTATAGCGGTCAGTATCTCTTGTTTTATAGATTCAAATAATATATTATCCATGGGCTGAAAAAGATATTTTCTAAGATCCAATCCATACCTAGGCAATAGTATTCTTTCCCCTAAGTTAGTAGTTAATAATTGCTTTAAATTATTTCTAACTAATTTCACGCCGGATTCCTTACTGAAATACCCAGCATCAGTATTTTCAAATAAAGGATATGAGAGTCCATATATTTTCTCAAGGTTAGAAGAACTATCTTTTTTAGTTCTGTTACTAGGTAAAACTCCATATAATGTTGTATCTGTATTTAAAGACATTGCTAGTATACTCCCTTATCTTTGATATTTTCCCTTATTGTAAGTTTCAGTAGTTTTTATATTTTCAAAAACTCCTTTTTGAGCATTGTAATTTTTTAGAACTTCTCCCGCATCTAATACTCTACTATAAAATTTTGTACTTCCTAAATGACCTCTCAATCCACTAGTGGCACCAAAAGTATGATTTCCCATAAATCCCGTACCAGCAATACCGTCTGTATAGCCTCCTCCTAAAATCCAAGGAGTAAAATAAGCACCAAGCCTAGGCCCTGCTTTTAACTCTGCGGTTGCAGAAGCACCTACACTAGATGCAACATAATTATGGCTATTAGTTTTTACAAATGAAGGTAATGATAATGGATCATATTTATCCCTACCAAAACAAGTTAAAGTAGAAGTTGTTAATAATTCACCATTAGTGTATAAACTCATTTTATCTTCTTCAGGATTAGCCGTGAGTACTACATGAATATACTTATCAGCAGACGATAGTAAATATTGATTTCCGCCAGGGGTAGCAGTACTAGCGTCCACAGTAAAAGAGTACCATCCTGGGCTACTGTTAGAACAACCACTGATACTTATTAACCCCGCCGAAGCGGCATTAATAGATTGAGTAGGAGCTGCAAAGAACGCTAAACTAGAACTAGGCAAATTTTGTTCCCTAGTATCTGAATAATCAGAGTTTTTCGTTAAACGAATATCTCTAGTAAATCCCATTATCATGCCTTTAACAATTCCATCTCCTAAATCTAAATCTAAGCGTTCTGGATTTGTTTGTGCAGTAATACCAGGATCTATGCCTGTATTTTCGTTTGCAAGAACTAAACGATAATATCCTGAGGTGTCTCCACTATCCTCACCCCACCCATACTTTACATCTGTCAAGTATGGAACATGCATCCAGGTTTCGAATGTGAAACCATCTTTGCTATATGTAAGATCTTGGAATTCTATCCCATCTGCCGTTCTACAAAAAATGCCTGGACTTGAAGCATAATAAGGATGATTATCTACTTGTTTAGTAACCCCTGTAAGATACGGAACTGATAGCCCACTAAAAAACACAGAAGAAGCTGCTTCGGCCACAAGCTGTCCATTATTGTACACTTTATCAACGGCACAATTAGTAACATTAAATTCCTGAGAACTTGGAGAAACTACGTTAGTTTCCAAATAATTATAAAGTGCAAACAAATTGTTAGACACTATTTGATCAGTTATACTTAATTGAGGAGCTACAATGCTTGTAACTGAATTAGAATAAAATATTTCTCCTTTTCCTATTTCAGAAACAAAAATATGATCTGCACTCTCGAACTCATTGTTGGGTTCGCTTGTTACAAATTTAAGAGGATAAGGAAGAACGCTTCCAGAAATATCTTTTTGATCCAATACTAATGCTTTTTGTTTTCTAACGCTGGTTGCAAAATTAAATTGTTGTAGATAAGTAAAATCATTAAGGGGCACTTCTCCATATAGGAACAATGAAGTATTTCCATAAAGACTAGGAATATCAATTGCTATTTCAATTTGCTTCTTCCGTTTATTAATTTTTTCTTCAAATAAACTTATATCTGAATATAAACCTTGTCGAGTGTTTTGTATTATTGATATCGCGACTCCTGACGCTTCAAGTTCTGCAATTTGCCCTGATATGTCGTAAACTCTCTTAGATTTCTGCCCTTCTAAATTTTGTAAATAATGATCTGCTTCATAGTGTTTCCTTAAAGAACTTCTTTCATTTATAATATTAGGATCAAATATGGTATCAACATACTGATTTACAGTTTTAGATGAAATCTGAACTCCTTTGCCTCCTAAATTAGGATCAAATGAATGTTTCCACCTGTCTGCGGGATCCACCTCGGCTCTCTTTTTCGCTACGTGTTGAAGAACCTTCGTTACACCGCTAACCCCAGAGGACTGTGAATCGTAATACAATCCATCTTCAGAAGCTATAAACTGACCCTCCACAGCAATAGGAGGGCCAAAAACTAATCTTATAATTTCCTCTTCCTCTGGAGGGCCAGAAACCCCTGCAATTCTAAATAACTTTCCAGGTACATGCTTTATAAACTCAGGCTCCAATAAAGGATCCTCCATCCTATTTAAAATCTCCTGTTCAATATTATTTTGAAGATCTTTCCACCGTGCCCTTGCTGCATTTATATTAGTAATTTCAATTAATTTAGGACCATATTTTTGGTTTATTAAATCATCAAATTGGGATTCTGTAAGAGAAGATCGGGCTCCCGCAGGTTCCGAGGTGGTTGTACCTGTGTGTTTTAACCCATCTACAAATGTTTTTACACAATCACTTACGTTTTGCCACTCTTTTCTTCCTCGTTGAAATGCCCCATACAAGGTTCCAGCGGTATTTCCAAGAGCATTTGTCCATTCCACTAAATCCTCAAACCAACTTTGACCTTCAATTTCTTTACCTATTTTAGAATTTCTAGAAGTAACAGAAATTTCTCCATTGGGAGTTATTGTTATATTTATTCCAAGTTCTGTACTTAGCCACGTAGACATACTATCAAAAGCAGCATCAATCTGTCCTTGCGCCGTTTCGGAGGCTTCGTGCATAGCTTGCAGACCGGGCATAGGAATTAATGCTAAACCTTCTCCAACTAAATTAGTTAAGCAAGTAGGAGCACCATAACCCTTTCCTATAGCAGTTAGTAGATTACCAGACTGTTGCTGGCCCTTAACTAACGCTTCCCAATCAAACTTTGGCATAACTATTTAATTCCTTTCTTCTTATATATGTAGTTATAAAAATCAATTTACCCTCATGGAGAAGATATAGGACCCATTTGCTGAAATCCAAATGGTATATATTTTCTTAATGCTTCTGTAGGCTCAGAAGATTGTGTTACAGAAGTGACATCAGCGACAGAAGTTGGTGGATTTAACTGTACTACCGTGCCTTTTACTGTACTAACTCCTGTCTTTGAATTCATAACACAATTTCCATTCTCTGAATTCATGATACAATCTTTGGTCGCGTTGGCTGTAAACTCTCCTGCTGCTTCAATCCTAACATTCCCAGTTTCAGATTTTAAATTAATATCCCCTTCTGTAGCTTTTATATCTATACTTTTAGCAAATATTTCAACTGCTCCATCTGCATTAATTCTCACTTGACCTGCATTGCCTACCTGTTCAATAATAATTTGAGGATCCCCCTCTGGGTTATTAGGAGATCCTACTACTAAATTAATATCTTTCCATTGAGAACCTAAAGAAATGTTTCCAAAATTTTCAAGTTCGGAACTTAAGGGATTTGGAACCGCGCCAGTAAAAGGATCAGCGTTTTTCCCCATTGATCTGTTTTCAATATTGTAGTTTCTTCCCTCTACAACTACATTATTAATTTCTCCTTCATGTGATATATTGGTTATATTTGATTCAGTCTCTACCTTTATACATCTAGACCCTATTACGTCAGCCTTACCGTGTCCAATTGTAATACCGTCTAATGTATCTCTTCCCTTACCATTTAATACCCCCATCCTCATACAATCAATACGAGCACTATCGTCCAGAGAAACAATTTTCCCCTTACCAGAACGTAAATCAATTTTGGAAATATGTTCAGGCCCTTCCTCTCCTACATTATCTTGTATAATAAGACGGTGTCCTCTAGGATGTCTTAGCACAATTGTACTAGGAAAATCAGTTCTCTTGTCATATAAAGGCTCATGTAATTTATCAATGGAATATGAATCAAATTTTCTAACATCACTCCAATCACTTAACTCTTCCACCATTGATCCATCATCACCAACAATAGAAGATATATAATAATATGTAAGACCAAGCCTTTGTATTAAAATATTAGTACCTGGAGCAGGTACTGCTATAAAAGATCCGTCGTTATGGAACGAATAAGGGGAGGTGTATATTACTGGGATCAGCATCATCCCTACAGACCCTATCTCAACGGGACTTATATCATGATCCGTGGACGGAATAATACATTCTAATATACCACCTTTACCATCTTTAGATCTGGTAACATTTATTATTTTACCTTTTAGTACTGATGCTGTCGCTAACGCCATTATTTAGAACCTCCAAAGGGCTCAGACCATTTTGTTCGATGTTTGGGTGATCCTCCAAAAGGAGAATTTTCATATTGACTTTGTAAATTATTAGATGTAGGATTTCCTCTTTGATTAATAGCATTCTTTTCCCAAAGAAGTTCTGCCTGTTCTCGCACATTAAATCCCTGGCGTGCGGATTCATTAATTATTTCTGCTACTTCTGATTTTGTAAGATGTTCCATATTAAGGTGACGATTATTTTCTAAAATAGTAGACGTTTGTTTAATTCTTCTTTGTTCAGAAGCATACTTCCTCAATTTTTCCGCCTCTTCATTAAGACCTATTGGACCCTCAAGTTCTCCAACGTTTAATCCTCCAAGGGAGTAAGGAAGAACATTATTATTCATGGGTTTAGGTCTTAATTTAGCAATTTCAGCAGGCATATTCTCTATATCTGACCAATCTATCTCGGCGGGAGGGGCAGGGGGTGAAGGGTAGTTAGGTAGTAGATCTGTCAAATTCACTTTTTCATTTTCTACTTTATTTTTTGGTGTTAAAACCTCCTCTGAAGCTAAAGGGCCTTCTTGAGGTTTTGGAGTAGTAGGCTGTACCTCATACTCATCGTCATCCATATTATTTAAATCCTGCAACGCTTGTTCGTTTTTGCTTTCAGATTGTGGTATAGTCTCTTTACCAGATTGGGGCAAGCCAGCCTCTTTCCCCTTTTTCCATAGAGAGGGATCAAACCACGATGTAC